CAGTTTGACCTGGTTTAGAAAATGCGTTTGGAGTATCATATCCAGCAACTGCACTAGTTCCAGTCATTTCTTCCAATTCCTTTTCGGATTGGATTTCTTTAACTATACCTCTGATTATTTCTTTTAGTCTATTTGACATTTATCTTTGATTTTAATTCTTTGATTAACTCATAAGAAAGCATGATAGATGAAACGTTATTATCCGTTACAGCCTTACCAATTTTCATTTTTTCTAAAACAGAAATAGTTTCTGACAATTTAATTGTAGTTACTCTATCTTGCACCTTTACCTTAATAGCTTTTAATTCAGCTATAATGTTTGGAAGTTCTATGGAAACGTAATCTTTAAATTTAGTAGTATTAGTAATATTATTAATATACTCTTTTAATAAATTCTTTTGAGAATCATCCAAATTTGTATATTTTTTATTAAAAGTTTCTACAAGTATTTTATAGGTAAGTAATCTAAGGTCTTTGTCTTGTTGTTTATAGATTTCAATCAACTTTGTATCTTCAGTTGGTTTGAGTTTTTGTGAGGGCTTAGATGTAATATTCTCAATTAAAGTAATTTTAGAATTAAAAATATCTTTAATATCATAATTTGATTCTCTTTTAGATTCAAATACTTTATATATAGAAGCTAAAACTTTATAATTAGTTATAGGCGATGATAAAAATTGTTCTATATCAAATTTTGCGGAAATTTCTTTAATAAGATTAAATTTCTCTTTTGATAATGTAGATTGATTCAATTTAGCATGTGCATCACACACAGTCTCTACCAATCTATCCGCTTTTGTTTCAGAACTATACTTCTCCTTTAATAGTATATCATAAAGACGTAACTCTTTATTTAACTCTGTATTGGGAGCAAAGAACTCTTTTACAATGTTTTTAGCGTTTTCTTTTTTATCGCCATTAAGAACTTCCAATGTTATTTGCCTTACTAAAAGCTCAAATAACACTCCAGTGTTCTTAAACTTGGAATGTTTAATTTTTTTCATTTAATTACCCTATATTTAATCTACCCTATAAACTAACACATATAAATATAAACAAATTTTTCTTTATTAAATTTTAGTGTCATCTAATAGGTTTTTTTCATCTAACATATCAGATTTTTCCATTAAAACCTTCTTTTTTGATGAAATTCCGTTTATATATTCTCTTGCTAGCTTTTTTGCATTTGCATTTAAGTGTCTATCATCTCTCTTTCTCTCTTTATGGTTTTCATCATCTCCTAATGGGTCTCTACCATAAGGATGCTTATCTTTACCATAAGTATTACCTTCTTTAGGTCTACCAACTCCTCTGTTTAATTCAATTTCAGTCTTTAATTTACCGATTTCTTCTTCCACATTTTGTTGTTGTGGTGGATTTGCCGGGTCTTGTCCTTGTTGTTCAATTGAAGTATGTCTGAATCTATCTTTAAGGTCTAATATTACTTTTGCTCTTTCAATATCAACTTCATCCTGTGACAAACCAAATATATTATGATATGACCAATCAGATGATAACATATTAAGTGCTTTTGCATCAGATGCTAATCTTACCTTTTCAGACCATAAATTAACCTTCTCCTGCTCATATATAGTAGAAGCGTTAGTAAGCGTTAATTCAAAATTTGTCATTTCTGAATCTTCTATACCCTGAGATGCTAAGTGTACAATTGCTATTTTAGTTAATTCACTAACAACTGTTCTTTGAATTCTTTCAATAGTTCTTGCGAAACGAACATCTTCTGCTGCTAGAGTTGCTTTACCATTTACGTTCTCATCATACGATAAGTAAGCCTTTGGTACTCTTAATGCTGCAAATAATTTACCTCTTAGATATTCAATATCTTCAATAGCCGCATATTCTAAACCTTGTAGGTTTTCAATATTCGTGCCACTATCACTACCACGTACAGGTAAGAAAAAATCTTCGGTAAGGTTTTGTATATTGTATTTTAAGTTGTAATCACCAGTTTCTTTATTAACAAATGGAGTTTTCTTCATTTTGTTAATAATCTTTTGCATATAGTTATCAACTTCTACTGGTGGGATATTACCAATATCAATTTTAAATATTCTTTTTTCAGGTGCTCTCATAATACGATGGATTAACATCGCATCTTCCATAAGAGATAATTGTTTCCAAATTCTTCTTGCACCTTCTACCATTGATTTACCATAAGGTAGGAAGTTGGTATCTGATAACATACGGAAGTGAGCCATTTCATATTGCTCATATTCTTTTTTACCATATTGGTCCATTTCAACCTTATACTTTACATAGTTTTGATTTTTAGGGTCAGTACCCTCTAATCTTTCAACATTGTAAATTGAGTGTGGCATACAATTGATAACACCTTTACCTTCTGCTATCTCTAATCCTAAGAAAGCATCTCCATATTTTACCAAATTTCTAACCCAAGGCCATAAGTTGAATTCTATATTTAATACATCATAAAATAAATTATGAAGCATTTCTCTTACGTTTTCATTTGTGGATTTAATCTGAATTACATCACCATATTCATTCTTAGTTGTGGATTCATCCGCATATATATCTAATGCAGATGATATGATTGGGTCACTATCCATAGCATCATAATCTCTAAAAAGTTCTCTACGAACTTGATGATATGCCATTGATTGTGCACCCTGATTAGCCTCATAATAAGACCTTTGTAACTTTGTATATCTATCTCTAAGATTTACGAAGTTTGTACTATATTGACGGTCTTCAGTATCTACAACTTTTCTCTTACCATCTTTATCAACCGTTACAATTGCGTTGGTTGAAAATAGTTTTTTAAGTCTACCAAAAAAACTTCTGTCATCTAATTTTTGTTCGTCTGCCATAATTTATTTTACCATTTTCTACAGCTCCAGTAGTTTGCTTTTGTTCTAGGACCGGGATTATCACAATTCATTCTAGCTCTAAATGATTTTCTAGCAGAAGGATTTGATTTTCTAATCTTCATTCCTTTTTGTCCAAAATTTACTTTAATGACTTTACCAGTCTTAGGATTCTTTACATATACTTTAAACTTCTTAACATCACCTTGCATTGGTTTACCCAACTTCACTTCTCTACCCTGATATTCTGCTTCGTAAACACAATTACAATTTGCTTCTTCTAATTGAGTTGAATATGCTTTTAAGAAGTTTATGAAATCATCCATATCTTCTTGTTCAACATCCAATTCATCATAATCATCAATTGGATTATCAGTAGGAGTATCACCTGCTTTATAAGCTTGGTCTACATACTCATCTTCTTTTAGGATATTAGCTAATTTAATCATTTACTTTTAATTTTTATTTTGGCATATACCATAAATATCGTAATTTATCAAAACACTACTATTTTACAACCATTGAGATAAATCTTCATATTCATCACCTATTTTCATTTTCCAAGGATTATCTTCCATACTACTACCACCATATACCCCTTCATGCTGCATGTTTGATGAAATACCTCCTATTGCTCTTTTGGTAAGGTCAATACCTTCCTGTCTCAAACGAAGTGCGGTATCTCTAACCCACAATCCAATGCAAAACGCCATTACTAAGTCATCGTTATAACCCTTCATAGCTTCAGCCCTACCATTCATAAATATAAATGTAAACAATTCATCTATCAAACGATTGGAACGAATTACAACGGATTTTTCTCTGAAGTATTCATCTAACTTAGATACAATTAATGGTCTAGTCTTAGATGTAGTTGAAAATCCAGCTACCATTTGTCTTTCATCAGCACGATATTTGTTTCGCATTTGATTTTCAACATCTACATATTTTAAATCCTTACTCATATAGAATAAGTTTTTGTACTGTCTATCAATTACTTGCTGAATTGTTGCCCAACCAATGTTTGCGTTCTCTATAATAAGTAAGGCATCATTATATTGTGTGGATAATTCAACTAAGAAGTTTCCAAAATCTTTAGTATCAACTTTTCCTTTATACTCTGCTACCTGTGTACAAGTTGTTATATCCATAACATGTGCTGCGGAATAATCCGAACCATCACCCCTAGCCACATCGGCAATAACCATATAAGAACTACCTGCGTTTGGATATTCCCATCTCCAAAGATTACCATCAAATCCAGTCTTTTCTAATGGGTCTTGACAATATGATTCTTTATAGAACATTAATAATTCTGGGTCAATAACCGTA